CCAGCTTCTCGCCGAGTTCTATCAGATCGCTGAAGCCCCCTTCCTTGTCTTGCTTATGCCAACGTTCTAACGAGGCTAGTGGTATGATACCACCGAAGTATAGTAGTTGAAACCTTGTAGCATGTGCTACTTTAATTTTTGTATGTCGTGCTACTGTGTTAGCTGAGGCACCATAGTTGGTACCATGACCTGCTCGTTTACATACGTCACGATAAGAAAAGTTACCATAGTAAGGACGCTCGGCTAGTGTTCTATTCTGTGCGTTGTCTTCTGTCCAACCCATGTTAGGCCATACCATTTTAGCTACCTCAGTATGTAGGTCTGATGATTCAACGGCGTTGATGTAACCTTCGTCTCCTGAAAGATAAGCTGTTGCCCTGGATTCAGCTGCTTGTAGATCGGCATAGAACATAGTACGTCCTCTGTCTGGTATAAAGATAGCACGCATGTCTTTAGTTATATTCTGTAGGTTAGTACCTGTTCTCCAAGGAGATTCAGATGATGACCACCTACCTGTCTCAGTGCCAGCTACATTATAAGAGCAACGGATACGTCCGTCTTCATCACGCTTGGCGGCTAGTACTGATAGTTGTTTATCGATATCACGTAGTGCTATGATAGTCTTACAGAAAGGACGAGCACGAGGATACTCCTCGATCATATGTTCCAAAGCTTCTCTGTCTGTTGAAACTTTCTGTTTACCTTTGTCGTATTTAATTTGTGTTGGAAGACTCAAGTAATCATAGAGCATTGACTTGAGTTGTGTTGGGCTGTTATGGTTAAGGTCTTTATCCCATACCGCATTAGCGAATAGGCTTAACATCCTAGCTAACTGTAATCTTTTCTTTTGTAAGGGGGCACGAATAATTGTGACCGCTCTCTCATCTACGCGTAAGCCACGTAGTACCATGGATATAGCTGGACCCAGGCTAGCCCTCTCGAAATCATATGTTGATCTAGTGTTGTTATCTAGTTGAGGCTCGAGTTTATCCCATATCTCAGTTGTAAGTGTACAATCTAATCCGCAATAAACCCATAGCATTTGTTCTTCATTAAGTTTTAAACTCTTAATCTCTGTGTTCTTTACTATCCTCGCCATTTTCTCTCTCCAATTGTTTCTTATGTAAGTCCTCTACTCGTTCTCCTATTTCACGAGCAATTGCCATGTAAGCTGAAGCGTCTAGGTATGTATCCTCAGTACGAGTACCTTGCTTTAGTCTGGCTATCTTAAGTAGGCACATCATAACTGCTACGTCATGTGGACCTATGTTCATGTTAGTATAAGCAGACCATAAGTTTGCTATGTTAACATGGTTAACTAATTTGTCTCCGTAATCTACTTGTCTGTCACCATTAACCAGGTCACTCGCTTTTTTTAATAGCTCTGAAGATCTTCCTGTTGTTGTCATATTCACCCTCCTTGTATCGTTCAAATTCTTTTCGTGCTCTTTCATGGTCGACTGATGCTAAGTCACATATGTATTTAAATTCATCATACTTATATCGTAACCACTTCTCTACTTCTTTCTTGTGCTTCAAAGATTCTTTTGCTGTTCCTTCGTAAGCATAGTCTTGTACTGCTTGATCTAGTACTGCCCTCCATAAATTGTAATGGTTCTCTATGTCTGTTGAATCCTCGGGCATTGGCTTGACCGAGAATAGTTCTGATCGTTTCATTGTTACTCATCTGCTTTGGTACTCTTTGAAAACTTGGCTAAGGTTTTCCAAGCACTCTCGTTTGTGTATATCGAGCCTAAGAAACCTAATCCCTTTTCTTGTTCGGGTTGCAGTGAATGTTGTGCATGCATAGTGTCATGCACTATACCTTTAACATGTATCTTTTGTTTATGGGCAAGCCATGATACATCATACAATTGATTCTGTGCTACCTTAACTATCTTATCATTCTCAAGAATATCTTTCACCCATTTCCAGGCAGCCATCTCATCAGCTGCATTCCAGTAGTTAAGTAAGTCTTTATTCTTGTCACGAAAAGGTACTACGATTGTAGTACTAGGGTTAGGTGCAAAGCCTATGCATACGATAGAGCCTTCTGCTGTTTCAATATCAAATGCGAGAGGATTGTCATGGTTAGCTTCACTAATATATTTCTTGTAATAAACATCCAAGTCTTCGAGTGTTGGTTCAATCCATATCTCTCTGACTGTATGTTCTAATTCTTTTGTTACTGATTCTCTTTGTGCTTTTTGTAAGTCAGCTACAACATGAGGTCTCCACTTAAAATTTTTAACGACAGAGACAGGACTGTAAGTTGGTAATACTTTATAAGTTGTAGATAAAAGCTCCGTTAATAACGTAGCCCCTCTGTTCTTACCAATCTTAGCTAGCCCTGTCACTGCCCACAAAGACACTGAACCCATTGCGATAATGATATTTGGATTGGCTTCTTCTATCTCTTTGTGTAACCTTTGGATGTCTTGTTCATACTCTTGCTTAAGAAATCCTTCACTCGTTGGTGCGTAAGGTGAACGCCACTCTGTTGTCTTACATAATCTTTTGTATTCACTTCTCTTATGAAAGAAGTATTGTGCTGTGTTAAGGTGCGGTTTTAATTGTATAGTATGGGTGAGTAAACAGTCGGAGAGTTCAATACCTGCAATGTCACAGAGTTCGGCAAACATTTTTCCCGTGCCCCCACGCAGGATAGTGTTAGCGATTGTCTCACTGTTGGTAGGATACTCAAAGACTATAGCAATCTTACAAGCCTCGGCTGATTGAGGCTTGCGTGATGCTACACGTTTGTATACTGCATACTCACCCATTAGATTACTTCTTAATGATCTTCTTTACAGAAGCTTGAAGTATATCTTTATTTCTGCCAACCATCTCATGCTTGACAATACCACTAAAGGTCTGACCAATTGCTTGCTCTAGCAATTCACTGAACGACGCACTGTCATCCATTTCCAATCCCTTTAATAGGAACGCTTTCAATGACATAGCTGGGTTGTTTTGTTGCATTGCTTTTGGTGTCGCCCAAAATTCCATGCGAGTAGGCTCAGCATTTTTTAAATCTGAGTCGGCTATGTCGGATTGAATAACTCCCACTGCCTTGACGTTGATACGTACCAGTGGTGTTTGATTTTCACCCACCTTATCCGAACGATAAGAAGTGATAGTGAAATCGTAACTGCCCTCGGGCAGTGTGATAGACTCTGGGATATCCCCTGGAGTCATGCTTAAAAAGTCAAGAACATCTGACATTATTTATCTCCTATGGTTAATTTACTTTGAGCATTCTTTTGAATAGCATCAAACAATTTTGCTAAATCACATTCGGTATTAGCCTCAACACGACTTGGTGCTGTGATCTTTAAGTCCATCTTGTGATCCGATACTGTTCGTAGGGTACGCTCAGTGCCCTTGCTTGAAGACCTAGTATCTATTCTGCATACACAGTTAAAGTATCTACCTATCTTAGTTGATAGTTTAGAACCTACACTTGTTGGGTATGCTTTGGATACTCCTAAGTCTCCTTCCATGTACTGCATATGTGTAGTTACTACTACATTACACGGTACCTCTGAACCTGTTATATATTGTATGATATGTTGAACATCCCTTGCGGCTGTCCCCCATTCTGGTTGACTGGGTTGGTCGGTTGGTTTCTTATTATTAAAAACCATAGCACCACGTAGTGCTGCCTCGCCCATCAAAGTCAAGCTGTCTATAACAAGTACATCTTTATTAGTCCAGTTTTTAACTGAACCAAAATCTTCGTCGCCATCTTTCCAATTAGTAATCATCTGCACACCCTTACGGAAAGCTGTCGCTTGTCCTAAAGAATCTTTGCAAGTAATAAAGGATACATTCTTTATCGCATCTTTGTTTAAGAACTCTGGAAGAATAGACAGACCATCATCAAAGTCTAGTATGCGTAAGTTATACCCAGCATTTGCAAGCGAAGCTAGTGCTGTGGTTTTACCCGAGCCACTATCCCCTACCAACATAAGCTTAGTATACTCTGCTGACTTGTGTGTTTTTATGTTTGCCATTTTTTCTCCTGTTAAATGAGTCACCACTATAACATAGTTTTGTTATTGTGTCAACACTTATTTTAATCTCTCATCAATAATTTTTCCAATTGCATATAACATAAATGTGATAACAAGTAAATCAAAAATTATAAATCCCAACAAAATGTTGACGATCATATTGCCCCTTGCAAATCTGGATGAGGTTGTTTGTCGAAGTCATTATCTAAAAATAAATTCCGACGTGATGGTGATGACGAGCAAGTCTCCTTAAACCTACAGCCACCATAGTTATTACAAGCAGTAAAGTCTGCTGGATAATGTTGGTTGTTAAAATATTTAGTTGATGTATCTAGTGTGTCTACTGTATCTTTATACCATTCCATTATTAAATCTGTTGGTACATTGTATACACTTCGATCGAACCTAGTGAAGTGAACACCAGTTTGTACGGCATCAATGATGAAGCCTACTATGTCTAGCTTTAGTACTTCCCTGGCTGCCCATATGTAACTAAAGACTTGGTTGTTCGGCATGAAGTTACCAAAGTAATTAGAGTTGAGTGTTGTCTTAGTTGTTTTAATATCACATAGGTATAGCTTACCTTCTAGTTGTACTACCTTATCTATACGACCAGAGAATCTATACTCTCCACTACCAAAGGGTACTTCGAATCTCATCTCTAAACATGGTTCACCATTAGGCATGGTTGCTATTTCAAATAGGTCATCCCAATATTCTTCGCCTCTCCAGGTAACAGCCCTTAGAGCTGCCGTTAACCCACGTGCCTTATCTTCTGATTTGTTAAGAGCCTCACCAAATTCCAGGAGTACATGCTTTACAGCTGCAGCTACCGCTTCATCCTTAGTTGCCCCCTTGAATTTCTGTGCATCTAATACTTCAAAGCCTTCATGTACTGCTGACCCAAAGCCAGTTGCCATGCCATACATCTTAGACTTGTACCCTTGTAGGTTAGTCCAGTTGTACATACGGGGGCATGATGAGAACGAAGATAGACTTGATGTATCCCATATCTTTTGTATAGGATTTCCATCTTGATATATAAATTTTTTTAATCTATCTGGTTGTTCCATTTTTATTCCTCTTGTTCCATCTTGTTTCTCTATTGTTCCATCGCTTATGCCATGCCCAATTACTTATCTTTCCTCCATACTTCTCACATAAATAATAAAAGTAATCTATCATTAAGCTTCCTTGATTAACATATCTAATACATTTGTTTCGTATTGTTTAGGTTTAGTTCGTGATGATTTGCTGGTGATTCTTTTACCTGCTTTCTCCGTTGCTCGTATGTTTTCCCGGGTAGCACGTAAGTAAGTGACAATAGTTTGTATGTCTTCTTCACTCTCTGCTAATTGCAATGGGTCTTTATCAAGCAAGTCCATAGGTATACTAAGTTCTTCTTCTTGTTCTATCTTCTTAGTCATTGCTCTCTCCTAACTTTGTAAAGGTTGGTTCGTTTTGCCCAGGTATCGCATTGATAGCCCTGAGCTGTGCATCGGGGATTGTAACTAACCCCTGTAGTACACGAGGTATAGGATTTCTACACACATACCTTCGCAGTTCTTTGCTCCATTCTATGTCACCCTTCTTAAATATTTCTTCGGCTTGTTCTTTAGACTCAGCTTCAACTGTCCAATGTTGTGTGTTCATGTGTGATGTTGTGATATCGTATTTCATTTTGTTACTCCATCTGATTTTTTATTTTCTTCTAAAGCAGTAGCTATTCTTTCTAATTTTTTATTTGTATCAAGTAATATATTTAAAAGTCTTATTTTATTTTGTAATGCTTCTTGGTCGTAGTCAGTATATATTGTCGGCATATTTCTCCTTATTTTATTATTGATAGTATCATATATAAAAAAATTGTCAAGCTAAAAGTTTAACAATATTCCTACTGAAAATATAAACATGGCTATAGAATTAACTGTCATGATTGCTCGGTCATGCCATAGGTACCCTACTATAAACCAACCAGTTACTCCACCTAAATGGAACACTAAGTTCAATGGGCTTATCTCTACTGCTGTCAACAACATGCCTATGATGATGATGAAGGATGCAGTCCATTTAATATACCAAGTCTTACCATAACCTGGTGTTACCTTATTAATATTGTGCGTCATACTCTCTCCTAATGTAGTGTTGGTTTAATTAGAGATCCATTCTCTAACCAATCGACCTCGTCAAGTTCATTGCTCTCTACGAATGCTTCAACCAGGGGTCCCTTCTCTAGTATAGCAGCTACTGTACTGCTGAACATATGCAAGGTATGAGTTGAGCCAGCACGCATGAGTAACATACGCAACCCTAACTCTAACATAGCACTGTTGACTAGGTCTATTGGGTACTTCTTACCTAATGCTAGTATGGATGGTCGCATTTCTTCTATACATTTTGAAAACATATCTTCTAATTTGTCACCCTTCATAGTACATTCCCTTCGTCTGTCATTAAAGTTATTCCTGGTTGTTCAAGTGATGAGGTAATTATTACCTCACTATCTGTTGCCTTAATCTTTAGATGATTGTATTTATTTTCATCTACTACTTCGTTGTCTTTCATTTGCAATCGGTATGCTTTTATAAATTTATATACACGCATACGAAGAGCAAAAGGATTGTCATTTTTAATACTAACATTTGGTTCATCTGATTCACTGTTGTCTAAATATTCTACTGCCTTATCTAATGCGTCTGAAATATCTGTCGACTGCAATAGGTTCTGCGTCGTTGGATTCCATACCATTGGCTACCTCCTCTTGTTGTAATTCATAATCGTCTTGGTCAATGGTAAGATCATCGATGTCTACCTTTGATTGACCAGTTGGTATTTGTACTGCGTACCCATCCATTACAAAGTCTCCATCTTCCAGGATATCCTCATCTCGCACGGGCTTCTTAATCTTTTTCTTTATCATGATTTCTCCTCATTGTAAATATATATATTGTGAAACACAGAAACAATAATGTAACTGGGTTGGGGGCAAAGAAGAAACTTAAACCTCCCATTATAAAAAATCCATACACACATATGTATGTTACTATTCCTCCTACTGTTGCCATACTTGGTATCCTTTCTCTTCAATAATATTTTGGTGTGATAGCTGTGCATCTGGCACAGACTCACGATTACAGTTAACAAACATCAATGCATTAGTGATGTACCCTTGCTCGTTAATTACATCTGCTATGTGTGGTGTGTAGTTCGCATTGGTTTCCATTTGATTAATAGATTCCATTGCCCTTACATCTAACTCATACAAGTCCCCTTTGATTGACTTACCTCCTGCCCCTCCATAATCAAAGAACACAATCGGAAATGCGTTAGCATAATCTCTCATCTGAAAGACTGAATGAAGGGTGAAGTATTCTCCTATATACCTGGACTGCTGTATTAAACTAGCTAGTCTGCCCCCTTGTTTCAGTGTGCC